CATCAGGTCGTAGAGGTGCTGCTCGTAGGCGATCTGCTGCTGCAAGTAGTTGTTCGCCGCACCCTGACCCTGCGTGTCCAGAAGCTCGCGGTACTTCGCCTCGTACTGGTCAAGGTTGTACTTGGCGTGCTCGGAGCCGCTGCCCGCCGCGTACCAGTGGGACTTCAGGTCGTTGAACACGTTGTCCGCGATCTTGCCCAGCGTCTCAAACTCGTGCTCCAAGTCGCCGAGGGTCTGGTTGTCAATGAGCTTGAGTTGCTTTTGCAGCGCGGCGAGGTGGTTGTTGGTCAGTTCGTCGGCTTTGATCCCGGCTTGTAGGAACTTGTCGTCCAGACCGCGAAGGTTCTCGGTCATGGCGCTGCCCGCGTTCTCGGAGTCCAGCTTGAGCTTCTCCTGCGCGGCGTGCAGCTTTTCCATCGCCTCTACGATGAGGACTATGCCAGCCACGACTGCGGCATACGGCATGGCGGTCGCGAGAGCCGCGCCGAGACCATCAATTCCAGCGATGGCACGGGTGATGCCAGCCGGGAGGTGGATGCCGATGGCGTCCCCGGTGAGCATGATGCTCTCGCGGGCTTCGCGCATGGAGTAGTCAAGCTTCTGCGATGCGCCCTCGGCGGCGCTCCCGAACGAGTCAAGCTGCTTCTTCGCGTCGTCAAACGTGAAGGTTGCCTGCCCGGTTGAAATATCAACTTGTAGCGTTCCTACGACGGTTGCCATTTCTTATCCTTGACGCCCATGCTGAGCAACTCCTGCACGGCACGTTCGTTCTGTTCCTTCTCTTCCGCCGCGATCTCCTCGGCGCTCATCTCCTCGCAGGACACGTAGTCAAGCGGCGAGACCGGGTTTCCGCCGTGCGCGTTGCGGTGGTCGGCGGCAACGATGCCCGCGACGAAGCACTCGTGGCGGAACCTGACTTCCAAGCGGTACCGCATCGCCACGAACTCGCCGGGCGTCAGTTCCCAGAACTCTTCCTTCGTCAGCCCGAGATCAACTCTCGCGAACGCGAGGTAGTCTTCCCAACTCCGCAGCGGGCGCTCTAAACGGCGGCGCTCTCTGCGGCTTGGACGTTTGGGCTTGCGTCCTGCTCAGCCTTGAGCTTCTCAATCTTTTCAATCACGCCGGGGAACAGAAGCTCAAACACGGCGTTCTGGATCGCGACCTGCGCCTCGGGGCTAAGCTGATCCGTGATCTCTTCCAGCGACACTTCCGGGTGGTACTTCGCCAGACCCGCGTGTACAAGCTGGGGCGTCATTGAGGACTTGACCTTTGACCACTGCGTGAAATCCTTCAGGTCAATGCCGAGGGCGTCCTCCGCACGCTTGATTGCACGGTAGTCGTAGATCAGCTTGTAGGTGGTTGAAACAGGGTTGCACTGATCGTCCAGAGAGTTCAGGACGAGATTGATGTATCCCAGATCGGGGGACTGCACTTCCAATGCTTTCATGCTCGCTCCGTGGGCACACGAGTGCCGTTAGTAGCAACAGGAACCAAGAACCCGAGGCTTCTTACGAGTGAGCGTAGGTGATGCTGCCGCTGATCTTGACCTTGAGCGTGTACTCGCCAGCCTTCTCCATCGGTGCGCTGTGGTCATACGAGATGCACAGACCCGAGAAAGAGAGCGTGCCGAGGCTGTTCGGGAGCGTGTGGACGAACGTCGCGGTCGCGCCGAGAGTCGTCTTTACGAACTCCTGAGACAGGTCGCCGGGGTACCAAACGCCCTTGATCGTCACATCGCCCGCGTCCTGAAGACCAGCGATGAAGGTCTTGTATCCAGCCTGACCAACGGAAGTGTCCGTGGTGTCGGCGGTGTCAACCTTGGAGCCGCTGTAGGTGATGTCCGTCAGGCGTGTCAGGGAGTAGTCGCCGTTGATTTCAAACGTCTGCCCTGCGCCTACGAATGCTGCTGTGGAAAAGCTCATGTGATATGTTCCTTTTGTTCTTGGTTTCGGTTGCTGGTGTTAGCGCACGGGTTTGGAACCCGCGCCTACAAAGGGGGTAGAAAGTTCGGAAATTTTAGGGTTACGACTCTTTGTAGAGGACTTCAATCTCCACCATCACCCGGAACTCCACGGTCAACTGCCCTTGGGCGATGAAGGTCAAATCGCTTTCCTGCGTCACGAAGAACGCCTGCACGAAGGTGGAACTGGAATCGGTCAGGGTGACGTTGTTCAAGTTCTGGAAGACCCCACGGATCGCCTTCGCTATCGCCTTGGCTTCCGTGTAGGACTTGGCGCTGTAGGCGTCAAACTGAACGCGGGCGGTGCGGTTGCCCGTTGATCCCGCCGTGGTAATCAAGTCTTGGATCGTTCCTTGGTGGTACACGACCATCGGGTACGACACGTTCTTCACCGCGCCAACGGGCACGGTGCTGTTCGTGGACACCAGCGCCTTGTATGTGGAGTTCGCCTGTAGGGCGAGAACCATTCCATCCTGAAGTGCCATTACTCTTCTCCCTGCCCTGCGCTCGCGGCTGCCTCAATGGCTGCCATCAAGTCGTCGTATTCGTGCTTCTCAAACAGCCTCGTCGCGGTCGCGATGTAGGCGTCCAGCGCCTCGTCAGCCGAGGAGTCAAAGCTCTTCTGCATCCAATGTTGCCCAGTCTGAAACTTGGTGCCGAACTCGTGGAAGCGTCCGATGAAGTTGTACTTCTTGTCAGCGCCGATCATCGCGAGCAGCTTGCCGTCCTTCTTCTTAATCTGCATGCCGATGGACTCTTCAAGCTTTCCAGTGTCCATAGGCGCGGCATCCTTCGCCGCTGCGACAAGAACTTTGCCAGCCGCACGGATGCCCGCACGCTGTATGGCGATCTTGGTCTTCTCGCTTGAGAGCCGATCCAGCTTCGCCTTGATTTCCTCAATCCCTTTCACTTCAATCGGCATTATGCGTTCTCGCCGCCGCCGTTCATCTCGCGGCACAGGAACCGCAACTCAACTTCACGCTGGTCAGGATCGGTGACAGACACGATGAACCAGTTCTGACCCTTGGAGCCAATCATGGACATCTGGTCGTTCACGCCCGCGATGTACGGCGTGCGAACGTCCCAGAACACCTCGCCCTGCACCAACTCCGAGGAGTTGATCTCAATGGGTGTCCTCTGAACCTTGCAGGAAGCCCACACGTTGGCGGCGAACACGGTCGGCGTGCCCGGCGAACCATCGGGAGCGTTCGTAGCCGCAGGCTGCATGATCGTGATGAGATCGCGCATAGCTGAGCGGTTCGTGTAGCGGAAGCTGTCGTTGAGCCTCTGTAGAGGTGCCATGCGTCCCCCTTACAGCGTCTCGCTGATGCCGAGCGAGAAGTCCAACACCTTGTTGGTGTCAATAAGCGCCTGAATCCCGTGAGGAATCTGCACAGCAGAACCCCCCGCGACGGTGCCGCGATTCTCATACCAGTGCATCACCAGCATCAGGATCGCGACGTAGAGCGTCTGCGGGATGCCCGTGACGAACGTGTACGAAGTCTGCTGGTCGGGCGGCGTCGGAGGCGTGTCGTTCTCCTCGGTCGTGTCATCCGTGTCGCTGACGGTCTCAATGGTTGAGGCAGTTTGGTTGTAGCCAGCGGTGAAAAAGATTTGAACCGAGTTCGCCGACATCGTGCTCTGCGGCCAAACGGAGCCGGGCATCGGCGTGATGCGGGCGGGCGTGGATGTCATGTCAACGATGAAGTCGCGACCCGGCAGCAAAGTCTGCGGCGTGCCCGTGGTGTCAAGGTACGTGATGTGGTCAACGGCGGTGACAGGATTACCGATGAGAGGAATCTCAAACGGAAGGTGCCCGTTGAAGTTCTGACCGTAGGGCGGGATCGGGGTTGAGTAGATGGGTGCGTAGCCGAAATACAACGCCAGCGACCCGATGCCGTAGAGTTGACCGTAGGGTTCACGGCTGTACGGGTAGTACGGGAAGCAGTCAAGCGACTGGACGACGCTGCGGGGCGCGAGCATCAGCCCGGTGCAGTCCTCGGCGTACTGGCGGGCTGCGGTGATGAGAGCGCCGATCAGCGCGTCGTCCGTGGTTCCGAACACCTTGCAGTAGTTCTTGGCGTCCGACAGAGCCACAGGTTCGGATGTCGGCAGCGAACTCTGGTAGATTCCAGCCATTATTGTTTCCCCTTCATAAACTTCTCAAGCAGTTCTGCGCTCTTGTCCTTCTTGCTGGGCGGCTCAATGAACTTCTTCGCCACGTCGGCGCAGCAGATGCCGCAGGGACTACCCGTCTTATGGCAGCCGCAGTTGCAGTCCATTACCGTGTCCTCGGGTGCTTCCTGACCGCCGTGCGCTTCGCCGGGGCGAGGGCGGCGACTTCAGCCTGCGCCAACTTCGCGTCGTACTCTTCCTGCGTGATCTTGCCGACACGGAGGTCATATTCAAGGTCAGTGATGTTGCTGCCGCAGGAAGGGAGAGTCCAAGAATCCTGTTGATAGAGCATGCGCCTCGGTTTGTTCGGCGTTGCGCTGGAACCGCCGCCGAAAGGGAGTCTGTCCGCCATTACACGACCTCTATGTAGCTCACGGTGGACGTGCTGGTCACCACGATGCCGTAGACCGCGCCAGATACGGCAAGCGTCAGGCTTCCGCCTGCCACGATCCCATGCCCCGTGCTGGTCGTGACGGTTGAGCCGCCGATGAACACCGTTGCGCCGCTCGTGTTGTAGATCGTCACGCTCTGGCGGCTGGTGTTGGGCTTGGTCGCCGCGATGATTAGGGTCGCGGTCGTTCCGACTGAAATCTGGTTCGTTGAGTTGATGTTTGCCATCTGATGAGTGCCTCTGACATAGAGTCAGATAGTTCAAAAAGAAAACCCCCATTCGGGGGCTTTCTGTAAAGATTGGCTGGGGCATCTAGCTTGCGCCAAACGCCCCAAATGTCGACCGCAGGTTCGGTTTACGAGTCGCGGTGCTGGAGAACTGCGAACGCGGCGGGCTGGAGCAACTGACCGTCCGTGCGGAGGAACGCGACATAGCCCTTTTGCAAGGAAGCCATGTAGAGTTCGTTGAAAACAACGGTCGTGACTGCGCCGATGTCGCGGATGACGTAGTGCGCGAAGTCGCCGAACACCATGCTGTTGTTCGTTGCAGCGATGGCGCTCATGTCAGCGTTGTGCTGATAGCCGAAACCAAAAATCTTGTCCGGCACGTTGGAAGCGACCGAGTCAGTCCACAGCGGACGACCAAATCCGTCCTTGACCTTCCTCAAGAAATCGAAGGTGCTCTGGAGAGCCATGAACTTCGCGTTCGGACGGTACTGAGGGTCAATCCCCGAGATCAGGGTCGCCAAGTCGTCCGAGCCAACCGAGTTCACCTCGGTATAAGAAGAGTTGCTGTTGTTGGAGTTCGCACCGACTGCGTACTCAATCTGGGTGATGCCCGTTGAGCCAACGCCGTTGAGCAGACCGCCCGGCTGACCGGAGCCAGTGCCGTTCGTGTAGCCCGAGTTCGTGATCCTGCCGAGACGGATGCCGAAGGCATCGGTCAAGAGACCCTGAACGTCAAACGCCGAGTCCTGAAGCAACTGGACGGAAACAAGCACCTGCTTGGAATCCGCGACGTTGCTGGTGAACGCGACTTGAGAGAACGTCGGGTTCAACTGAGCGACCGTGCCAGCTTCGGCAAGCCACTCACCAGTGTTGGACGTGTCGTCCATCGTCGGACAATCGAGGGTGTTGCCTGCGCTGGTGTTGATGACGCGGGCGACGTTCCTCATTCCGCCGTAGTACTTGAGCTTGATGTCCAATTCCTTCTGGAAAGCGACGGGGATGATGTTCTCGCCGACGCCGCTCTGTGCATCCAAGCCGCTGTAGGAACGGAGTTCCTCTGCCTGTGCAAAGGTGCTGTCCTTGCGACCCGTGCGAATCCACTTGTCAAACGACTTCGCGTAGGCTTCTGAGCCACGGATTTCGTTGTACTTTGCGGTGCGCTCTTCTGCGGGGGTCATGCTTGCGCGGGTGTCAATGACGCCCGGCTGGGTGCGCTGAGCTACGACAGGCTTGTCCAGCCCTGCCAACAGCTTTGCGGAAGCCTCTTGGGCTTCAATCTGAGTGAGAAGTGACTTCTGTTCCTCGTCCAGCTTCTTCCAACGCGCTTCTGCTTCGCCCGCGAAAGAGGTGGATTCCGTCAAATCGTGCATTTCCTGAATCAAGGCTGCACGCTTAATGCGTAGATCGTTAGACATGGTGTTGCTCCCTTTATAGGTTTAGTTTGTGCGGGAGCCGTCACATCCGACTTGGAGGACACTCACGTCTCAATCTCGGCGTCTCGCCATCCTGTGGCACCCCCCATCGGGGGAACGCTCCAATTGCCGATGGCTGATAGCCATCTGTACTAAGCACCCAGTAGTTCAAAAATTTTGTTACTTCGTCAGCGAGGCGACGTAAGTGCGGCGCTTTGCCGTCTCAACATCAAGCCCAGCAGACTTCTCTTCAGCAACGCCCACGCCGTGCGCCTTGCACTTCGCGACCAGCTTCTTGTAGACAGCGGGCTTCTCAGCGGACGGGATGTTGCTCGTCTGG